CTAAAACCCAATCCACTCCAGCACCACCATTGCCTTGGACGGCGGGCGGTTCTCGTGGGGAAGTCCTTCGCCTGATGATCGAATTCCGTGAGTGTGAGCACCAGTATTAGACGTGGTGAAAGTATCCCGCAGTCCGGTGTTTATAGTTGTGCGAGTAGAACCATTATCACCCTGTCCTGTAACAGCTTGGTATACGCTAACGCTGTGACTGTGTGAGCCGGCCTGATCCATGTCGTGCCCGTGGGCCGGCCCCTCTTCTACCGTCAGCGCCACTTTTTCCAGTCCTATTTGCTTGCCCAATACGCCATAATCAGCATGGCCAGCTTTGTAGCCGACCGGCCATACACCGCCCAACTGCTCTGTCGTGTGCTGCCCATCGGCCAGCGCCCACCCATAGGCTACCGTGCCATACAGGCCCCGGCCGTTCAGGAAATACCCGGCCGCCAGCTTCGTGAGCCATTTCGTGTCCCCCAACATCCGCTGACCCGCTTCCCGCGCTTTCTCCGCTCTCAGCACGCCGTGCTCGGTCACCAGCACCTTCTGGCCCGGCACGTTGCCAGCAGCCCGCAGCAGCGCCAGAGCCTCCGACCGTACGGGCTTCTGGCCGCCGGTCTGGTAGGGGCCGTTTTCAACGACGAGCGGCCCCACGTACAGTTCACCCGGCAGCGCCACGGCGCTGGCCCCGGCGAAGCGGTGCAGCGCCCCGTTCAGCCACACCAGGCCGGGGCCCACATCATATACGCCGGCGCCGGCCGCGCCCACCTCGCAGCCAGACACCACGCAGGGTGGCAGCGCCAGCAGGGGCGCATACAGGGCATATTGGAATTCTTCCTGCAGCGTGGCCAGGTCGTCGAGCACGAACGGGCGGCCACCGGTTTCAAAAATTAGGTTTTTCATGGTTGGTTGAGGTTACACGTACTGAATGCGGTAGCGGATGGTGGCCAGCTTGAACTGGCCGATGCGGGCGCGGAGCGCAGGCTGCTGGGGGCGTAGCGTGGCGGGCACCCGCACCACGAAGCCTACCTGGCTGGCCAGCTCCTGCGCCGTGTAGGCGTAGCGCCAAGGCGGCCCCTCGCGCTCGAAGGTAAAATACACCGGCGGGCGGCTTTCGGCGCTGAAATACAGGTACAGCGGCTCGGTCTGCGCGTCGGAGTTCACAATCCGGATGCGGCGGAAGGCCGCATCAAACCGGTCGTTCAGCGCCCGCTCAAACGAGAGCGTCTGGCCCGAGTAGCTCAGCTCCGTCTGCACGCGGAAGAAATAGACGATAAAGGCGCGGTACACTTCTTCCAGGGGTGTGGTCAGCGCCGCCAGCAGGGCCAGCAGCCGGGGCCGGCGCAGCAGGGTGGGCAGCAGGTTCCGCACCAGCACGGGCAGCTGCAGCTGGTAGCCCACCGGCGGCAGTCGGAACAGCGGCTGGGGTTGGTTAGACTGTGCCATTCGGAATGAAGGTTAGCGTGTCCAGAAAGCCCGCGCCGGGGGCCGTATCTTCCGTGATATAGCCGGCGGCCGTCTCGTACACGCGGGTGAACACCGTGGCCGCCAGCTGGCCGCTGCGGGCCGCTACCCGCGTCAGGGCCAGGTCCGTCACGCCGGGCACCGCCTGAATGGCATCCTCCAGCCGGGCCACGTACACCTGGCCGTCGAAATCCAGCGTAGCCAGGTAGCCGCGCATGGCGGCCCGCACGGCCGCCTTCAGCGTGGGTAGGTCCAGCAGGGCATCGTAGTAGATTACCCCCTCCACCCGCAGCAGATCCGCGCCCAGGCTGCTCATTTCAATGCGCATCCCCGGAAACTGGATGGCCTTCAGGTAGGCGCGGGCCTGCACCATCTCCGCCTCCGTGAGCGAGCGTAGCCCGCCGGGCGCGGCGGCATCGGTGGCCGCTACCTTCAGGTAGAGCTTGCCGGCCAGTTCGTTTTCTTTGGCCGTGGCCTGGCTGATCAGCCGCTGGCCGGTCGAACCAGGTGCGTAGTGGATCCCCGTCTCATCGTCTCGGAGCAAGTCACCGAGCTGGAATTTCTTCAGCTGGTTGGCGTACCACTTCGGCGTACCGGGCCGGGCCTGAGCCAGCTTGGCATCCACGCTGGCGGTGAGCCGGTCAAACAGGTTTTCTATCGCCCAGGCGGCGGTGGCGAAGACATCGGCCAGCAGCTTGTAGATGGCCGTGGCGGAGGGCGAGTTCAGGCCCGCCAGCACGGGCTGGGCGGCCAGGGCGGCGCGGATGGACTGGGAAATTTCTGGGATGGAGCGGGCCACTAGAAGAGGGCTAATTTTGGAAAGAAGGAACAAGGGCTTGGCAAGCCGGGCAGGGACGGACGTGAGCGACCGTTAGCACGTAGGCCCCGTGCGTGGCAATGGCCAGAAATGAAGTGGCACCACACAGGGCATCCGGGTGCGGAGCCATGAAATAATGCGCGTGGACGTGGCCCGCTATCTGCCACCAGCCCGCCGCCGAGGCAAGGGCCGGCGCGGGCGTCGACGCATCCGGCATCAGATTAGTTGGCGTATCCATAAACGGGGTCCCATTCATTGTCGTGGAGGAGTTCTTCCGCAGCAGTCAGGATGCGGTCATGGATTTCTACATGCGCGATGTAGATGGGGGCCGCCCCGCCCAGGCCGCCCGTATTGACACCCAGGCCAATGCGCAGCCCTTTTCGATTGGGGTTTTCTAGGCCACCACCAGTTGTCAGGTTGAGTGGAATGCTGTCACTGTTCAGGCCATCGAGCGTGGACAGGATTCCGGTCTGGGGCTGGGTGCCGCTGCTTTGGGGCAGGTACTTGATATGGTATTTGACGTAGCGCTCCGTGGCCCGTGGGGGCACTTGGGGCTTAATGCCGTCATTGGCAATCTGGTGAATGCCGATGCCGTAGTTGCTGCTGGCCGCATCCGCCAGCAGCGATACCAGATCAAATGCCTGGCGCGTGCCGGTATCACCCCAGCCCAGCACTTCCCGGTTGAAGCCCAGCGGCACCTTGGCGTAGCAAATCACGTGACGGGCATGGTCCCCGTAGAGCGTGTCGGGCAGGTACTCGCCAGCGGGCTGGAAGAGCGAAGCCCCGTAGCCGCACCGCAGCACGGGCACGTTGCCCAACTCGGGAGCCAGCACCGTGGTTACGTCATACTCGCCCAGGAAGCTCTGGCCCTGCGCCGTAACCATGCCCGTGACGGCCTGGCCAGTTTTGGTGATGGTGCTCTGGCCCGGCCCGGCCAGATTGAAGCGGATCAGGGGCTGGGGGGCAGTAGCCCGCGGGGCCTCCTGGTTGCGCCGATAGTGGTGATGTACTGCCATCTTACACGAAGGTGTAGCCGTTCAATACCCACTCATTCATCCCGATCTTAAACAGGGTGACGCTGGCGTACTTCTTGGCTGTTTTGTACTGGTTATCCGCCTGCCGGATCAGCACTGTGCCATTGGCCGGGGCAATAGTTACCTGGGCGTTTCCGGTTTGCAGAATCGTAATCAGCGTGCCCAGGGGGAAGGGCACGCTGCTATTCAGGGGCACAACCACCGACACGGCCGTGGCCGAATTCACCGGCACCACGTTGCCCGCATCACTCAGGCCCAGGGAATAGTTGCCGGATTTCTCCGTACTGCTGGCCAGCGTGGTGCGGACTACTTCCAGCCCGGCGGCATCTATTTTCGTGTCCCATCCCTGCATCTGGCTATCGGTAACAAACCGATGCGTAGCATCCTGGGCAATGATATCGGCCCCGAACTTGCCATCGTTGTTGGGGTCGTACTGCGCCTTGGTCATATCGCCCGTGCCAGCGCCATTGCCACCAGCAGCCGTGCAGGCAACCGTCAGCTTCCCGCTGCTTAGGTTTTTGGTGATGGTGACGTTGGCCCCCGCCTCTAAATGGGCCAGCAGGTCCTCCGCCTCCAGCAGCACTACGCCCGAGCGGCTGTTGAAGCTGCTCACGCCGGCCGCCGGCACCGGCCCGCCGCTGCTCACTCCGGCATCGGGCGAAGTGAAGCGCAGCTGCCAGGGGCTGCTATTGCTCACGATGCCCCCCGAAGTCACTTCCTCGCCGGCCCGGTAGCGGTAGATGGCGATTTTGGTGGCGCTGATGGTATGGAACCAGGCATCCCCGTCCTGGCCCGGCTCGTTTTCGGGCACGTAGGACTCCCACCGCATCGTATTGCCGTCCTTGCCATTCTGGCCCTCCATCGTGGCCAGAAAATCCTTCGTGGAGCCCTCATTGCCGGCATCCTTCCACTGCTGGTAGGCGCTGGTGCCGTTCTGGCCCTTCAGACTGAGCAAGTAGTCGGCTACGCTGCCCTGGTTACCGGCCGCCCGCCACAGCTCGTAGGCGCTGCTGCCGCTCTGGCCCCGCAGGCTGCGCACGAAGTCGGCCTCCGAGCCCGTGTTGCCGGCGCTCTTCCACGATTCGTAGGCGCTTTTGCCCTGCGAGCCCAGCAAGGAGAGCATCAGCGTCCACTCGCCGTCCACCTTCAACTCCAGCGTCTTGCTGGCCAGGTCGAAGTAAGCGTCGTCGTTTTCGCCGGTTTCCACGTCCGGCGGGCCGTAGCCGTGCAGGATTTTGGAGCCCCTGGCCCGGCCTTCGAGGATGGCAATGGCATCGGCCGCGTTGCCAAACACAGTGCGGTAGTTGGCCGCCGTGTTCTTGCGGCCAGAAATGATGTTGTCGGTGATAAACTGCCGAAGCGCGTTTGCGAGAATGCCCATTTAGTGGAAATCTGTTGGATCGTGGTCGTTGTCGTCGTGGTCAATCAGGCCGGTGGTGGGCTCAGGGCCGGTCGGGGGCAGGCTGCCTGTATTGATCATCTGCTGGCGCTGGGCGAAGTATTGCACCAGCTCTGGCCGGGCTATGCGCGTGAGGCTCAGCCCCAGCACCTGGCCCGGCTGCAGCGCGTCGGTGATGGCCAGCCCGTTGTCTTCCGCCAGGCGGAAGACCGCCGCCACGTCGCCGTATTCGCGAAGCGCGATGTCCAGCAGCGTCTGGCCTTCGGTTACTACCGTGCTGCTATCCATGTCGCTTGGCTTTGATAGACAGCTGCCCCTCTTCCGTCAGTGTCACGTCGCAGTCATCGAAGCCATCCATGAGCAGCTGCGTGCTCAGGTCGCGCTCGAACTGCGTGCGGCTGATTTCGGTGCGGGTGCGGCGGGCTACGCCGAACCCCGTGAGCGGGCTTTGCCGCCAGTCGCCTTGGTTGGTGCGCAGGATGAGCCCCACTTCCTGCTCTTCCGAATCGCCGATAACCAGGTCGCCGTTGACGATGAGCAGGTCATCTTCCTCATCGAGTAAAATATCCTTAGCCATGCTTCACGTTGGGGTTTTGAAGATTTGAAAAGGTGCCGACCATCTTGCCGGCCAGCGCGACGTTCATGGCCGCCTTCAACCCGATGCCATCTACCTGCACGGGCATCCAGCCGGGGCTGGCAGTAAGCACACGCTGGATGGCCGCCACTACTGCGTTGGTCTTCTCCAGCTGCTTCTGCAGTTCCGGCGCTTTCACCAGCCCCTCGAACTGTTCGCCGTTCAAGTGCAGCTCGCCGTTTTGCTTCAGCGCCAGCGTCACCCCCCCGGCCGTCTTCACCACAAATTCCTCGATGTCGCTGTATTGGCTGACGAAGGCCATCGTGTCGATGCCGTCCAGGATGGTGACCGATACCTGGCTGCCGACCACCGGGTAGGCCAGAACACCGGCCCCGACCTGATCGGCCAGCACGGCCGTCAGGCGCACGTCGAAGTAGTCAACCCCTTCCTTCACGCCCGTGGCCACGAGGGTGCCCGCCGCCTTGTCCACGCTTTTGACCGTGGCCTGCACCGATTGGTCGGTCAGCATGTCGCGCACCATGTCGCGCAGGGCAGCACGAATTTCAGCTTTGTAGTCCATAGAGCGTAGAGGCCGAGCCCAGCGTGATTTCCTGGCGGTAGCCACCCGCCTCGAAGGTTTTGGAAGTAGCGTCGATGAAGAAGTCGCCGTCGCGCTCCGGATATTCATTGGAGCGGAGCGCGACCAGCTCCCCGTGCCGCACCGAGGGCAGGCCGTAGGTGGTGAAGCTGCCTTTGTAGCCCTCCACCTTCAACTTCTGCACGTCGCGGGTAGCGGTAGCCCGCAGGTCGGCTTCCGATTTCAGATTGAAATAGTTCAGCGTGCGCTCTTCCGCATCCAGTGCCGTGGTGTCGCCGACACTCACCACCAGGTTGCGGCCGTGCAGCTGGTGGCTGGTGGCCTTCACGATTACATGCAGGTCGTCGTTGGTGCGGTACTCCAGCCGGTCATCGAGCACGGCCGTGAGGCCCGTGCGCTGGAAGCTGAAGTTGGTTTTCGGGGCAGCCGTGCCCTGGCGGTACACTTTGCCGCAATACAGCACGCCGTCGCGGAAGTAGCTCACGAAGCCGTATTGCTCCTTCAGCTTCTCCAGCACCTTGGCCACCGTTACGTTGCTGGCTTTGAAGTGCCCCAGGTCCGTATCCAGAGCGTCGATGCGGGTGCCGGCCGGGCAGATGGCCCGGAGCAGGGCCGGTAGCCGCACCCCGCCCGAGCTGAACTTCACCGGGTGGCGCTTCAGCCGGTACATCTCATCCTCGCAGCTGATGGTGACCGGGATGCCGGGCTTCACGTCCGTCACGTAGCCCGTGAACTCGCGCTCCAGCTGCCGGTTGTAGCCCAGCCAGATTTCGATGGGGTCGCCGCGCCGCAGCCATTCCTTAATGGCCAGGTCGCGCTCCTTGAACAGCCAGCGGCCGGGCAGTTGCACCGTGGCCGTGCCCGTCAGGTTGCGCCAGGAGTCTTCCACCTTCACCGATACCACCTTGCGCACGGCGAAGGCCGGCCGGGGCTTGCCGGTGGGGCGGGCAGCTTCCGGAAACAGAACATGCGCCACGAGAACCAAGACCATGAGCAGGAAGCGCTTAATGAGGTTTTGCATAGCGGGTGCGGCCCGTGGCCGTAAAGAGAAAGCCGTAGTCCTTCCAGAATTCGGCCCAGTCGTTGGCCTGTTTCTTCTCCAGCTCCGTGTTGGCCTTGGCACTTTTGGCCTGGTCATCTTCCACCTTCGACACCCGCTCTTCCAGCCCGTTCATGCGGCGGTCGTTCGTGATGACGTAGGTGCTGAAGCGCACATTGTCGGCGGCGATACCTTCTACCGTGCTGAGCACACGCACCAGGAAGAAGCCGATGACGCTGAGCAGCACAGCAATGATGAGTCCCTGATACTTGACCATGTATTTGCTGATGCCCTGGTCGATGGCCTCTTCCGTTGTAGTCGGCACGTTAGGATTGATTAGTCAGGATGGATACTTCCAGCGGCTCATCGGAGCAGCACTGCATTTGAAAGGGCACCACGTTGGGCATTCCGGCCACCTTGCCGATGTTCAGGCTTTCCACTACCAGGCGCTTGATGCCCAGCAGCTCGAACATCTGCCCGCCCACGGCGATGCTATCCACCAGCTGTTCCCAGCGCAGCATCTCCCGCAGCTCACCGGCGGGAAACACGTTAGGCTTCTCGTGCAGGATGATGCCGCGAATGGTGATGTCCCAGTCCTCGAAGGCCCATAGCTCCTTGGCAGAGCCGAAGGCCGCGTTGGGGCTGCTCTTGGTCAGAATCTTCGCCCGACGGAATTCGGCCGTGGCCGTGGCCGGCAGCCGCCACTCATCGTAGTCGGCCAGCACCACCTGCCCCTGCCGCGCCCCGGTGCCCAGCAGCTGATAATTACCGGCCAGGAAGCGGATGGGCTGGAAGATGGGCGTACCCAGGTAGCTGGTTTCGTCGCCCTGGATGATGACGGCACTCCCGATGCCGGCGAAGTCCAGCGCGGGCGAAGTGCGTTGCTGCTCCGTGGGCACCTGGAAGCCCATGCCCAGGGCGGCCTCTGCCTTGCTCAGCGCTAGGTCGCGCACGCCATCGAGCTTGGTCAGCGCCTTCGAGGCCAGGTCCGGGAAAGCCGTGCGGTAGAGGCTATCGATGCGGTAGGTGATTTCAGCCATTGCCGTTGCTTAGAACAATTTCGGAGTCGCGCACCGACCCGACGATGATGGAAGCCACCTGATTGCCGATTTCCTGCATCGACCGGCCCGCCGCGTTGGCCACCTTCACAATCACCTCGATCTTATCGATGCGGGTATTCACGATGCGGGCCTTGCTGTTGTCGCCTTGGATGTCGGTGCCCTTATTCTGCTTGGCTAAGTCACCAGAGGGCGTTTTGGTCTTGGTCTTACCTGCTTCCTCCCCACCTTTCGGCGCGTTCGGATTCCAGAAAGGCCCATTCAGGCCCATCTCGCCCCAGGCCGGGCCGGGGGCCAGCACACCCTCGCCCAGCTTATGGCCTTTCAGTTTGGCTTCCCACTCGGTATAGCGGTTCATGGCTTTTTTGAAGTTGCCATCTGCCATATCATCCATCACATCGAGTAGCACCCCGAAGAAGCTCATGAAGTTGCTGAAGAAGGTCTTAATGCCTTCCCATATCTCGCTGGTGCCCCCAAACAGCTTTTCCATCAGCGACCCATCGCCCCCCAGCTTCTGGAATACCCAGTCGATGTCAGCCCCAATGCTGCGCCACATGGCCCCAAAAAGCGTCGCAATGCCTACTACCGCAGCCTTCAGCAGCCGCAAACCCACGTAGATTACTGTCAGCGCCGCGCCCACGGCCACGATTTCCGGCAGGAAGTAGATGGCCACGGCTGCCCCGATGAGTTTGATGGTAGTCCAAATGGCCCCGGCATTCTTATTGACAAACTCCATCACGCCGTTCACTTTCTCCATCGCCCAGTTCACTGCGGGTAGCAGCTTATAGCCGATTTCAATCATGACCTTCTTGAACTTGTTCTGGAGCATCACGAGCCGGTCCGATGAATTCATCGAGCGGTTGTACGCCTTGTTCATTTCGCCCTGGCTGTTGGTCACGCCCCCTACGAACTCCTTCAGCTTGCCGGCGTTCTGCGCCAGCACCGAAAACGAAGCCGATGCCTGCGCATCGAGCCCCAGCCCGTTCAGGAAGGCTTGCTTCTGCTTATCGTTCATGCCCGCCGTGCGCTTGGCCAGGTCGTCCACGATGTCGGTGAGCTTGCGCATTTTGCCCGCGTGGTCGAAGATGGCCACGCCCGACCGGATGAAGCCGGCCTGCGACTTGGTGCCGTATATCACTTCCGACTTGCTCAGCGCCGTCATGGCGTTTTGCAGCAGCATGGTCGTCTGCTCCGCGCTCTGGCCCTTGGTGGTCATCAGGGCGAAGGCCGCCGAAATTTCCTGGAAGCTGATACCGACGTTGTTGGCCAGCGGAATAATGCGGGGCAAGTAGCTGGCAATGTCCTTGAACTCCGCCTTGCCCAGCCGCATGGTGGCAAACATCACGTCGAAGGCTTCGGTGGGGGTCGAGTTCTTCACCGCCCCCAGCACGTTGGTGGCGGCCTCCGTCACGGTTTTGATGTCGGTGAAGCCGGCTTGTGCAGCTCGTAGGGAGGGCTGGAAAATAGCCAGCGCCTTGTCGGTATCACCAACGGCCGAGATAACAGAGTTGAAAGCGCCGGGAATTTGATCGAGGGCCACAGTCGAATTCGCGCCCATATCCAGCAGCTTCCCCGTGAGCACGCCCACGTCGCGGTCGGAGAGTTGCGCGGTGGTGTTCACTTGCGCCATGCCTTTCTCGAAGTCCATCGCCTTCATCGTGGCCGCACCCAGCGCCACCCCCACGGCCACGACAGCCGCAGCAATGGCCACGTAAGGATTCGTCACCAGCTCGATGGCACGAGACAGGCCGGGCACCTCGTCGGTCACGTTCCGAATCTCGTTCTTGAACTTGCTGGCCTTGTCTTTCAGCCCAGTGAAGATGCCTCCCAGCTTGCCGCCGATGCCATTCGAGGTGCCGGCCATCTCCTTCAGCTTGGTAGTGGCGGCGGTGGTCGAGGCGATGATGCCCTTAGTCGGCCCGGTCACCATATCGACCAGGCGCATCACGAAGCTGGCTTCCTTATCAGCTGACATTGGCTAGAGTTAAGAGGATGGGGGAAAAGCTTCACTGATGACCTGGCGCATCACGCCCAGCAACAGTGCCCGCTCCTGGCTGCGCACGTACAGGTAGTCGTGCCAGAGCGTATAATAGGCCCGGTCGCTGAGCGTATCAGGATCTACCTTATAATGAAAGCGAAGCAGCGCGGCCACCTTGCGGTCCTCCTGCGCCCCTTCGCTTTCATCAATTCGTAGCGCCTGCTGAAGCTTGTTTAGAGCTTTTTTTTATTCTCGATCAGGCCCGAAATCTCCTTCAGCAGCCCGAAGTACAGCGCGTCATCGTGCTCCAGCTGGTCGAGGTCGCCGGCCAGCACGCAGGTGTTGATGAACAGGTCGTTGCCCTTCGCGCTGTCCGTTTCGCTGGTTTCGGCGATGGCCGCGATTTGCTGGCGGTTCGGCTTGGCGCACCAGAATTGAGCAGGCTTATCGGGGTTGTCGTCGGAAGGAAAGCGGAACAAGCTCACCTTACCCCGGCTCTTGTTTTCGCTCCGGGCCTCGAAGGCCTCGATCTGCTCGGGGGTGTACTCCTGGGGTTTGTTGGTCTTAATCACTGTTCAGATGCCGTTTAGACGGTATTAAATGGGAGGTTTGAGAAAGAGAAGGGTCAGCCGGCGCTACACGTTGTAGTCGATGTGGCTGGGCACCAGGGTGTATTCGCGCACCATCTTGCCCTCGCCGTTTTTGCTCTCCTTGCCGTTGTCTTTGAAGGAGCAGTTGCGCACCACGTCGGTGTAGAGGCTACCCTGGTGCTCGAAGGTCACCGGCACGTCGAAATCGGGGATGTCCTGGAAGCGCATTCCCTTGGGCAGCTGCTTCTGGATGGCGATGACCTCCTCGACGTAGAGCGAAATGGAGGCTTCGGCCTTGTAGTTGCCACGGGTCTTGCCGATGGGCATCCCACCTGCGCCGTAGGCCACGTCGATTTCAGTGCTGTCGCTGTACTTGAAGGCCTCGATGCCTTCCAGGTCGCGGCCGAAGAGGTTCACGTTGGTGTTGTTCCAGCCCGTGAGGGTGCCGAACAGGTTGATGATTTTAGGCTTAGGCATCGGGTGCTGTAGTCTGAATGAACGATGGGAGAAAGGCCGGCCGGGCTTAGCCGGCGGCCGGGTTGATGGCTCCTACTTCCGCCTCCAGCTGGCGCAGAATGCCGCGCCGCACGTAGGCCAGCGACATCTTCACGGTGCCCGTGCCCACTACATTCTGGCTCGGCTCGATGCGCACCACGGGCTCCCCGCTGATTTCCTTGGCGGCGGCCATCGTGCCCACGGCCTTGGCCCCTTTGGCCTGGTAGTAGGCCACCTGGCCCCCGCTCAGAAAGCCGGTGGCGGCATCCACGTCCACCTCGCCCCGCAGCACCGGCAGCAGTGCTTCCCGCAGGTTGCGCGTGGCCTTGTTCCACACGCCGTTGTCTTCGATGTAGGCGTAGTCGCTGGCGGCTTCCGTGCAGGTGTGGCTTTCGTTGAAGTACACCCCGTCGAGGCCCTGGAAACGGCCGGCGTAGATGTAGCCCTTGGTGCCCAGCGCGGCTTTTTCGGCCTCAAACAAGGCCCCGAACGGCTTGCCGTTGCTCAGGGCGGCGCTGAGGAAGTAGCCGGTGGCGGTGCTGGTCAGCGGGTAGGTGTCCTTGCCCTTGGCCGCTTCCGGCTTGCGGGCAATATCGACGGAGCCCAGGCACTCGCTCACCTTGCGGATGCTGAGCATCCCCAGGGCGCTGCCCACTTCCGCGTAGTAAGCCCGGCCGGTGGCCAGCAGCACCGCCGGATCGGCGGCGATGCACACGCTCACGTTCTCGCTGGCCGAAGCCCGCAGGTTGGGCAGCGTAGCCACGCTGGCGGTCGGGCTCAGGATGCCGCCGAGCATGATGTTGTCGATGTAGATGGCCGACGCGGCCAGCGCTACCACCAGCGCTTGGGCCTGGGGAATGGCGGTAAGCACATCCGAGAGCAGGCCTGTGGTATACTCGCCGGCAGCCGGGGCGGCCACCGGGTTCAGCACCACGCCGGCTTTGCGGATTTCGCCCTTGGTGGCATCGTCCTGAAGCAGCTTGCGCAGATAGTCGCCGGTGGGGTTGCAGATGGTGGCGAGCGAAGCGGCCTGCGGGGCCAGCATCAGATACAGCGTGGCATCCGGGTTGTAGTGGAAGATGCGCCGGATGTGGTGGTACACCAGCACGTTGTTGTTGGCATCGTAGGCCGCGTTGATGCCCACTGCCTCCGCGTCTTCCGGCTGAATGAGCCTCAGGATAGCGCCCAGGGCCAGGCCGGTGGCGGCCACGCCGCCGGCTACCAAGCCGATAGTGCCATCTGCGCTAGGGTTGCGGCGACCAAGCCGGCCACGCGGCTTGCTGATGAGGGGGCCTTGAAATTCGTTCATCGTAGTAACTGGTAGAAGGAGAGAAAGCGGGCGGCCGGGGGCCGCAAGTCAGGCGGGGACGAAATGCTGCCGGCTAGTTGCCGGCAGCTTTGGTCGTTTTCTTTTTGGCCGGCACCTCGCTGGCCTCGCTGGGCGTTTCGTCGGCCGGGGTTTCGGTATCGACCGGAGCCGGCACCTCGTTGGCGGGCTCGGTGGCGGCGGGCTGGGCCTCACCACGCTCGATGGTGTGCAGCTCCAGCTTCTCCTGCCGGGCATGGTTGCGCCCGGCGTTTTCGTTCAGGAAGATGTTGCCGTCGGCGGTGGCGAAGACCTTGGCCGTGCCAGGATGGGCGGCAAACGTCTCTTTGGATTGCTCCTGCAGCTCAGAAAGGGAAGAAAGATTCATATCGGGCAATGCGGTAAGGCGGAAAAGCGTGACAGTTGGAAGCCGTTAAGGCGGGGTTTCTAGCGCGGTCGGAGTAGCCTGAGCGCTCCGACAATGACCAGTAAGAGCAGCACCAGTACGGCCGAAAAGAGTTTGAAATACTCCCACCAGCGCACATATAAGGGCGGCTCGTAGGTGGGGGACAGCGTGTAGCTGGGTGGGCACTGGCCGTAGAGCGTCACCACCGTCGTGATGGTATCATGGATGATGGTAGGCGGCACCTTCACCCGCGTTTCCAGGCGGCGGCCATCGGCCGATTTCACGAAGGCCACTTCCGCCCGGCCCCCGGCGCTAACCAGCCGTACCGTATCGCGGCTCCAGGCACTGGCCAGGCTATCGATGTCGAGGCTGGTGGAAAGACTGTCAGCTGGCGTGCTCACCGCCACCGGCACGCGCACCGAGTCGGTCACGGCAATGGTAGGGGCCGGCCCTTGGGTGCCGTATTTATCCAGAAAGCGTTTCTGCGTGGCGCAACCCCCAAACGCCAGCAGCAACACCAGGACACCTACGACACCCGTTCCGGGCAGTGTGGGGTTCGGCATACCCAGCAGGGTCACGCCGACCGCCATCCCCAAGGCGGCATCGCCCCAGCTGATATTTTTGGTAAACACGCTGGCCAGCGCCGCGCAAATGATGATGACCCCGATCAGGCTGGTCAGCCAGCCCTTGGTCACGTTGGTTAAGAGTCGATTCATAAGTTCTTGGAAGAGGACAAATCCCTATTTTCTGGTCACGGAAGCCCACCAGGTGAGGGCATCGAAGCAGGGGCAGGCTTTGGTAACGCCGGGAAAATCCCGGTGCCCCACCACCTGGGCGTTTGGATGCTGGGCTTTCCAGCGCCGCACGATGCGCTCCATCTCTGCCAGCTGGGCCGGCGTGCGGTTGTCGAGGGGGCGGCCCTGGCCATCCACGCCGCCGATGTAGCTGACGTGGAGGCTGCGGGCATTGTGGCCGGCCACGCCGTTGCTCACCTGCTCATCGGGCACCAGGCGCTGCGAGCAGCCGTCGGGCGGAATGATGATGTGATAGCCGGGCGTTTTCCAGCCTAATTCCTGCCGCCAGTAGTTCAGAATGCTGGCCACGGTGGCCGACTGCGGGCAGGCCGTGCAGTGCAGCACGATGTGCGTGATAGTCCGCATAGTTGTCATTGCCCGTTGGCCCCAACCGGACCGGCTTCTTGCTTGTCAGTGCTATCCGTCGCATCCTGAGCAGTAAGCAATCGGCCGATCCAATTGGAGCCGGTTGGCATTTAGACCTTACCGCTGATGATGGCCGCCTGCGAGCGGCGGGTGTACGGGGCACACACCCCGTACACCTGGAAGCCGGCCACGCTGGAGCGGGTTTCGGGGTCGAGGTCGGCGGCGCGGTAGAACATCTGCGCCGTACCCAGAGCGCGGAAAGCGTCGGGAGCATAGAAGGCTACGGAGCCGGTCGAGTCGGTGCCGGCGGTGGCCGCGCCGAACGCCTTGCGGGTTTTGGTAGTCAGGTTGTACACCGGGGCATACAGGTCCTGATGCAGCTGGAAGCCATACAGCGTCGGAGCCAGAGTACCCGTGCCGATGTTCTGGAACATGGCCGCGATGTAGGAGCCCAGCGTGGAAATCTGCAGGTCCATGACGTGCTCGTTGCTCAGCACCAGGATGCGGCCCTGCTTCGGGATTTTCGCGTTGTCGAAGGCATTCGACAGGCGGATCAGGTCTTCGGGGGTCATGCGCAGACGGCCCGTGCCATCGTTGGCACCCGTGGTCACCAGAATCGGCATGGCGGCCGTGGCGGCCTGGGGCGCGATGGTGTAGAGGCCGTGGGCACCCATCTGCTCATCGAGCACGCCCTTGTGCTGCTCAATTACGGAACCGGGCTTGTCGTAGGGAATGGCGTACAGCTCATCCTGCGAGATGCGGGTGTTAGTGGTGTCGTACTTGTTCAGGGCCAGCGGAATGTCCGTGTCTTCGCGCTGAGCCGTAGCGATGGGGTACACCGAGTTGTTAATCAACACCGTCGGGTCGGCCCCGATTGCGTTGAGGTGAATCACGTTGTTACCTACGAAGGACGACTCGTCCTTCAGCTGACCCATCCAGGTCGGGGTGTTCCTGAGCTTGCCGATCAGCATCGCCAGGAAGAGTTCTCTCATTACAACAGCCATTGTGGTTTTAAAAAGTGGTAAAGGGTGAGTGAAGGCTTGCGAAAGGGGGCTGTTGGGTTTTCTAGTTTTTGGGCTTGTACTGGTAGGTCTTGGCCAGGGCCTGGTACTTTTCAGGCTGCTTCTCTGCCATCACAGCGAGGGCCGCACCGTCCTTCTCCATGTAGTCGGTGATAGTCCAGTTCGAGCGGTCGTCGGCAGCGCTGTTGCCAGCCGCGTTGGTGGCCTTGGTGGTGTCGGTGTCAGGCTGAAGCTGGTTGGTGATGGGGGCCACGCCCGGCATGATGTCCAGCATGGCTTTCACCGCGTCGTAGTTCATCACGGCGTTGGTCACGAAGGCATCGCGCTGGCCGGCCGGAATCTTCTTGGCGGCGATGCCAGCGTCCACCAGCATTTCGGCCTTTTCCTTCTTGCCCTTTTCGCGCTCTTCCTTCAGGTCGTTTTCGGCCTTGATCTTGGCGGCGCTCATCTGAGCAATGGCGGTTTCTACTTCAGCGTCGGTGGCGTTGGCACTCAGGCCCATCGAGGCGATGATGGTATTCTTGTTCATGGTCGAACTTGTGGTTGGAATGGTGAGACTATGCGCCATTACCACCTGATTCAGGGCCGCTGGCACGTTTTTGTAGTTGTAGCTGGTGAAGGCTTGCGCCATGTTGGTCGGCAGTGCGTCTTCCGCCCCGGTGGTGCCCGTGACGAAGCCTTTCTCTTTGGCCGTCTCCGCATTCATCCAGGTGGTGGCGGCCATCATCTCCGACACCTCATCCGCTTCAAGGCCGGTGCGCTTCACGTAGATGTCGATGGCGGCCTTGCGGATGTTGTAGTACATCTGGAGCGCGGCCTTCAACTCCCGCTCCCCACCCTCGACGTACACGCAGGGGTCATGAATCATGTACTGACCGTTGGCCGCCATTTCGATGCCGTCCGTAAACGCGCAGGCTATCGTAGTGCCGGCACTGGCGACCAACGCGCCCAGTACACAGGTCTTGCGGCCGGGAAAGGCCACAAGCTGGTTGTAGATTTCATTGGCATCGTAGAGCGACCCGCCCGGCGTACAGATGTAGCCGCGTAGTTCCGTCACGCCCGAAGCCCGCAGTAAAGCCAGCTGCTGCGTAAAGTCCACTGAGTTGTTAGACCACCAGTCGATCTTACCCGTGATGGAAATTTCAGCGACCCCGCCCCCTTGATTGGTGACGTTATACCCAGCGATTATTGACTTGATGCCTGCCATAGGCCACAAAACTGGCGGGCTAAATCGGGCCTAAAAAATTGGGTTTCAATGATTGGTGTCTTTAACACCAATGCGTGTGGTTAAAAACACCAATCATTGGAATATTATAAATTCCCCTCCCGTGCATCATGCACCTTTGCTGGTAGTTAAATGGTAGCAAACACAGCTTCGCCATTAGCCAAGCAATGGGAAACCTAAAAAGCAGGGAGCGGGAACTAGCGAAAGAGCTATTTCTGCAAGGCGGCAAAACACAAAAGGAAATTGCCGGGATGGTGGGGGTCACGGAAAAGACTCTCTCCACCTGGGCCGAAGTCGGAAAGTGGGACGTGCTCCGGTCGGGGCGCTTGTCTACTACCACCCAGGCCGTGGTCAATATGAAGGAGATGCTTCGCCTGCGCAGTGAAGAAATCCTGACCGACATGCGAGACGGCAGCGCCACCAGGTATGGGGATGAGCTGCTGAAAATCACGATGGCCATTGAGAAGCTGGAGGGGTCCACTTCCCTTACCACCTACATTCAGGTGCTCCAGGAATTCATGCTTTTCGTGGGCGGCAAGGATCATACGTTTCGTGGACAGCTGGCCGACTGCCAGAGTGCCTTCCTAAACTCCAAAGCCGGCACCAATGGCTAAGACCAAGCCCACGCGAAAGGAAGAGCTGGTAGCCCTTCAGCGCTACCAGGACCAGCTGGCTATCATCAAAGACAGCGCCCGGCCTGAAGTGCAGCACCGTGCTGAGGAGAAGGAAGAGCGTATCAAGCGGGCCAAGAATGACTATAACTATCTGGTCAACCAGTACTTCCCGCACTGGGCAAAATCAGACTGTGCACCCTTCCATGTCAAGGCCGCCAATAAGGTGCGCCGCGACAAGAATATTGCGCTGCTGCGCAAGTGGTTTCGCGGCTCTGCCAAGTCCACCCACGTCGATGTAATAGAGCCCATCTGGCTGCACCTCTTCCACGAAGAGCCGATGTGTATGATTCTGGTGGGTAAGAGCCTCTTCGACGCGAAAGTGCTGCTGTCTGACCTGCAGGCGGAATTCGAGGGCAACCCTCAGCTGCTGGCTGACTTCGGCCCTATGCTGGATGAGGGCAACTGGGCAAAGGGCAACTTCCGCACGAAGCGCGGGGGCAAGTTCTTCGCCCTGGGCAAAGGCCAGTCGCCTCGTGGTAAGCGTAACGGCCCTCAGCGCCCGAACTACCTCGTGCTCGATGATGTGGACGATGATGAGGAAATAAACAACCCTAAGCAAGTCGATAAGTCGGTGCGCTGGGTACTGCGGGCGCTCATCCCGGCAATGGGTGCCGAGGGCGGCCGCTTCCAGATGGCTCAAAACCTGATCGGCTCCTACACGATTCTCAGCTGCCTGGCAGAGAACGACGCATTCGAGACGTTCCAAGTCAATGCGCTGGATGAGCAGGGCCAGCCCAGCTGGAGCTACTACACGAAGGCGTTCTACGATCAGATGCTACGCCGCATCGGCACAGCCGCCTTCGACACGGAGTATATGAACGACCCGAAGACGGAGGGCAAGCTTTTCACCGATGAGCACTTGCCCTGGACGGAAATCAAGCCCCGCAACCGCTACGAGCGCATCGTGGGGCAGTGGGACATTGCCTACTCCGAAAGCAAAACGGCCGACACCAACGCCATTGCCATCGTGGGCCTCACCCTCAGCGGGCAGAAGCACCTGATTGCCGGATTCTGCCGGCAGTGCAAGATGGAAGCGGCCCTGTGCTGGATGTACGACTACCAGCAAGCCCTGCCCAGCACCGTGGTGGTGGAGTGGTATGCCGAAAGCCAGTTCTGGAACCAGGCCGTAGAGCTGGCCATGCAGAACGTGGCCACCGAATACGGCTGGCGGCTGCCCATCATCTTCGACGACCGGCCCCAGGGCAACAAGTACAGCCGCATCCTGCAAATGCTACCGACCATGCAGCGCCGCGAATTCTACGTGAATCAGGATGAGAAGCACAACCCCGACGTGCAGCGGGGCCTGCAGCAGATCAAAGGCATCGAGCCCGGCTACTCCTGCCACGACGACTTCCCCGACGCGCTCCAGACGGCCATCGCCAAGCTGGAATCCAGCCAGGTATATGGTGATTTTGAGCCCACGCTGGGGGCTCGCACCGTTTCTTCCAAAGTTTTCTAGCCTGCCATGCTCTACTCTTTTCTCACCTCCGACGACCTCGACAGCGCCATCAAAGAGGAAATGCTGTACCAGCTGGTGCGCGACAACCTGGGCCTGGTCGGCTCCGCGGAAGCATCAGCCGTGTCCTGGATGAAGGACTACCTGGGGCAGCGCTTCGACGTGGCGGCCGTATTCCCCAACATCGGCGAGTGGACGGCCGGCAGCGAATATGGCCCGGCCCAATCCATCACGATACCAGGCGAGCCGGCAACCGTGCCCGCGGGCATTGCCTTCTACGAGCGCCCAAACGAAATCGGCCCCGGCCAGAGCTACACGCCCCAGTATGAGCGCAACGCGGCCGGTCGCCTCACCAACTACGCCTGGCACGCGGGCCAGTGCTACGAAGCCCTGCGGGCCAGCCTGAACGTGGAGCCCGGCACGCCGGCCGCCCAAACCTACTGGCGGCCCCGTGACCCCCGCGACCCCAAGGTGATGATGTTCTGCGTCGATATCACCTTGTTCCGGCTCTTCCAGCGCGTCAGCCCGCGCAAGATTCCGGACCTGCGCACCAGCCTCTACAACCAGGCCAAGGAGTGGCTCACGATGGTAGCCGACGGCAGCCTGACCCCTGACCTGCCCCGGCCCATCAAAGTAGCCGACAGCAGCGACACCATTCGCTGGGGCAGCAACGCGGCCCGCCAGCACTACTACTAAACACCGTCTAAACGGCATCTAAAGGGCCGTCACGTTCCGCGCCGGCTTCCGCGCCTATCCGGTTCCTTCCTTCTTCCCAACGCCTTTCTATGAGCTTCCTTTCCAATCTTCGTTCCCGTGCGGCCAGCACCATGCTTTCCTGGCTGCCCACGCACCTGGTGCAGGTAGAAAACGCCTTGCGGGCGGGCACCCCATCGGGCGGTTCGGCCAGCGAGGGCATCGTGCCCGAAGTCATTGCCCAACGGGCCGTGTCCTTGCAGGAATGGCAGAATGCCGTGAACCTGGCCCGCAACCCCTTCGTGCAAAACCGCCGCGACCTGTACCGGGTGTACGACAACATCATGCTCGACCTGCAGCTGACCACCCTGCTCGATAAGCGGGTAGAGAAGCTGCAGGCCGACAAGTTCAAGATCATGGGGCCGGACGGCACGGAGCAGCCCGAGCTGGCTGCGCTGCTCCAGACGATGTGGTTCCGCAACTTCATTCGCCACGTCATCGAGAGCATCGCCTACGGCCACAGCCTGCTGGAGCTGGCCGACCAGGCCCCCACGCCCAAGACCATCAAAGTCAATGGCCGCTCTCTTCAGTATTATCCGCTGCTGAGCGTGCCGCTGGTGTCGCGCCCCCACGTGCGGCCCGAAAAGGGCCAGTGGGTGCGGAACGTCTTCGACCAGGAAGGCCCCAGCTTCCGCGACCCTGCCGTGCGCAACTACTACCTCGAAGCCGGCGAGCCCACTGATCTGGGCTTACTCTATAAGATAACCCCCGTGGCGCTGGCCAAGCGCTATGCGATGGGCAGCTGGTCGGAGTTCAACGACAAGCTGGCTATTCCGTTCCGGTGGGTGACGATGAAGAGCCCGGATGCCAAGCGGGAGCAGAAGCTAGCCCAGATTCTGCAAAACATGGGCAGCGCGGGCTGGGGCATCTTCCACCCGAATGAGGAAATCAAGCTGCTGGAGTCAGCCAAGAGCGACCCGCACAAGTGCTTTCTGGAATTGCTCGTGTACTGCGATAAGCAGATGAGCAAAGCCATCAGCGGCGAAACCCTGACCACCGACGAAGGCGCGGGCAGCAAGAGCCAGGGCGTGGTGCATCAGGAAGTAGCCGAGCTGAAGCACGAAGCCGACCGCACCTTTCTGGAGTACATCGTGAATGAGCAGCTGCTGCCGCGCCTGGTGTGGATCGGCTACCCGCTGGCGGGCTGCAAGTACGTGCGCGACGACTCGATGGAAATGTCGCCCCAGGACCAGATCAAGATCGACCAGGTGCTGCTGCAGTTCTACAACCTCGACCCGCAATACATTGCCGATAAGTACGACATCAAGCTGGACTACATCAAAGGCAAGACTCCCGAAGAGGTGAAAGAAGTGCTGGAGAAAGCCGTAAAAAAGCCCCAGCCGGTAGCGTAATCCCGCCAGCGCTACCGGCTCCACGCAATGCGGACCACGCCCACGCCGATGGCTGCTGCCAGCCCGCGCCCTTTGCGACCGATGCGCAGGCCGCCCTGCCGGCTCACGCCTCGCCCCGCATGAGCGACGATGAGGAAGCCTACCTGCGCAAGTTTTACGACGACGCGGGCAGCCGGGGCTGGAGCTACGACCACTTCCAGCGCAACCACGCCAAGCTACTGGGGGCCGTGAGCGAAGGCTGGGCAGCCAAGGGCCTGAGCCACGAGTACGGCAGCCCCGACCACCTGACCCGTGCTAACTTCGCGGCCGACGTGCATCGGTTCGGCTACGATAAAACCGTGTATCAGACCCTGCAGCTGAACCAGCTGGTGAAGGATGCCAAGGATTTCAACGCCTTCAAAACGGAAGCCGGCAAGCTGCTGGCCAACCTGAACGTGCGCCAGCTCCAGACGCAGTTCAATACGGCCAAGGCTACCGCCAATGCCACGGCCAACGTGCTGCGGGCCGTGGCCGGCGGGGCGAAGTTCATGCGCCACAAGGCCACCCAGGACACCCACACCCGGCCCGTTCACAATGCTTTACACAACCGGGTATGGCGGATTGACAACCCTAAAGACACCGAATGGCGGCGGTTCGTGGTGCCTTTGGGCTTCGGCTGCCGCTGTCAGGACGTGTTCGAGGACGATTTCACGGGCGAAGTCATCACCAACGAAGAGGCCGAGCAGCTCATCGGCCCGGATGAGGTGGCCCGCCTGACACGAGACGGTTTCCTATTGGACCGCGTGGACAAGAAGATGCTCTTCAGCCAGAAGCAGAGCTACCTGAATGGGCTGAAAGACCCCGAACAGATTGCCTACCAGATGGGCAAGATGCAGTATGCTGACCAAGGCCAACAGCCTTGGGCGAAGATCAGCAAGTCAGCCCTGCCGCCGATGAACACGCCCACTGGCCTGAAGGCATCCGATGCCCTGAAGGACTTCGATGCCACCGCTACCAATGGCGTGAAGCGCTACACCGACTACACTGGCCAGCCACTATTCCTGGAAAAATCAGAGCTGGAATTTCACTTGCAGGACAAGTACACCCGCGCCAGCGAGAACCGCCAAGGCATCTATTTCCAGATTGAGGACATCATTTCTGACCCCGACGAGGTGTACTTTTTCGAGTTCGTGAAAAAGAACGGCGACTCAGACCTGAGCTACACCTACCTCAAGTTTCACTCCGATGGGGTGCTGCTCGCCGCCATAGAGTTTTCCAAGGAACAGCCCCAGGTGATTAAGAGCTGGTACAAGGTCTACGAGCCCGATAGCCGCCGCAAGGGCTTGCTTATCCACAAAAAGTAAGCGGGCAGCCCCCACGTAGGGACTGCCCGCTTAGTAAGCCGCTTAGGTAAGACTCTTGCGAGCCACCAGACTTCCACCAGGAAACCGGCTTACGCTACAAATATACGCAAAGCCCACAAAATGATGTCCATTCAAGGCTCCAAGATTCCCTTCGAGGAATTCGCCGCCCGGTTCCGCGACTTCAAACAAACTGTACTCCCGCGCCTGGTGGGCCGCGAAGCCCTGCGCACCTTCGATGAGAACTTCGACAACGGCGGCTTCACCGATAAGGTGTTTATCCGCTGGAAGCCCCGCAAAGGTGACACTGAGAACAAAGGCCGCCGCCTGGGCGATGGTGGCCGGCAGTCGGGCCGCGCCCTGCTCATTAAGGAGGGCAGCCTGCGGCGCTCCCTGCGCGTGGCCTACGCCGGCCCCGGCAGCGTGCGCCTTGTGGCCGGCAACCAGGACGTGCCCTACGCCGGCATCCACAACGACGGCGGCACCATCTCGGGCACGGCCAGCGTGGGGGCATACGTGCGCCGCCGCTTCGAGGAAGATGAGGTGTCGAAGCCCGGAGCCCGCAAAGCCAAGTTCGTGAAGGTCACCACCGGCTCCTTCCAGGTGAAGGCCCACACCCGCCAACTGAATACCAAAATGCCCCGCCGCCGCTTCATGGGGGCCAGCGCCAAACTCATGGACCGCGTGGGCCGCCTCTTCTTCCGCCATATCAATCAGCTCTGGCAGGCTTCCTGACCCTTTAGCCCCGCTTCTCTATGCGCATCGTTTCCCAAGCCTATCAGCACTTGGGCACTTTTCTAAAAGAAAATGTGCTTGACGACCATGACCGGCCCGTATTCAACCTGGTCGATATGTGGGCCGAGCAAACCGAATTCCCGGAGCTGGCCGAAGCCATCGACTTTCCCGCCCTGTTCCTGGCCTTCGGCTCCGACAAGATCAGTACCCGTGGCCAGCTGGAGCAGACCATCGGCTTGCTCACGGAAGTGTACGTGGCCATCGAAAACATTCAGGATACGGCTATCGGCTCGCCCGAGCAGCCTGAAGCCCTGCACTACTTCGAGGTGTGCGCCCGCGTGCATGAGCTGCTGCAGGCGTACGAGCACCCCGCCGTGGGCAACCTCAACCGCGTCGGCTTCGCGCCCTTCAATGCCCGCACCAATGTCATCGTCTACCGCCTCACCTACCTGAGTGAAGTCGTCGATACCTCCGTCGCCGACAAGCGCCGCCCCAAAGCCGATGGTGTTCCCGGCAAAATTATACTGGGCAATAAGCATCAGGTAGTTACACCAACTGCGCAGAATACAAAAAACTTCGACATATAGCCCTGATTGCTTGCATAGGGCTATTTAATGGTATAGTTTTAATCCCTTAAACGGTGCTGCACATGCGAGATAGACGACAACAACAGGCTAAAGAGAATGCCATCAAAACGGATTATGAAAATATGGCCCGGCAGAAAATATACTCCCGCGTGTATATCTGCGACCAGTTGAGCCTGAAATATCACCTGCAGCCTAGCACTGTCGAACGCATCGTGTGGGGCGAGTATGATACCCGCCGTGCCCGAGAAGCCGCCCGCCGCCCGCCCACTCAGCAGCGCGTAGCCGCCTGAAACGAAAGAAGGCCACCCCCAACGGGGTGGCCTTCTGCTTTGCGGGGTTGGGCAATTCTAGTTCATCACCAGATTCGTCACCTGCCAGCTGTTGTCATCCATCACATCGCCACCAGTGTACTGAAGCTCTACGATGTACTCCGTGCGTACTGTAGCCCCCAACTCATTCTGCGAATCTACATGGTCGCGGACGATGTATTTGCCGTTGCCTTTGTCTTTGGCCTCGCCGTTGAACATCTCAAAATCAGCCGTGCCGGGGGACTTCAGGCGCTCTTTGATTTTGTTCTGAGCAATGACAATAGCGGCCGTTTCACTCGCATTGGATACTTCACTAGTCGTTTCGGTCACGACTGTCGATGGGGTCGTCGGGTCGCTGGGGCTGGGGCCCTCGGGCTGGTTGCGGGCTACTACCACCACGATTACACAGAAGGCAACGAATAGGCCCAAGGCCCAGGCAAGTACACGTTTCATAAGTTTTTTGGTGTAGGGTTCAGGGAAAATCGTGTGCAAATTAAGCGTTTATGCGAGTTGGTTAAGCTCCGTTTCAATGTCAGTTACTCGCTGTTTAGCCCCCGAAATGTGGGCAGCCTGGTTCGCGTAAGGCTCCAGGTTCGTGAGAAAAGCCAGCGTGTTCCGGGCCTCATCCAAGTCACTCAGCAGCCGTTGCCGCTTCCGCGCCACGGCTGGGTCAGGCTTTATAGGGACCAGTTTGGTGTTGGCTTTCTTGATGAGCCCGATGATTTCCGCCAGGTACTTGTTGATGGCCTTCAGGCTGGTCTGCTGCTTCAGGAAGTCGGTCAGGTGCTCCCAGTTGTCCAGCACGTAAGACCAGCCCGCCAGGGCACCCGCATCATTTCCTGCCCGTGAGTTCTGCTTCAGGTACTCGATGATAGCCTTCAGCGCCTTGCCTTCGCTGCCATCCATCTTGGCCGTCAGCCCGGTTTCGCGCTGGTGGAAGATACGGTATTGGGCCTCGAACTGCTTGTAGAGCGACAGCCCCTCCGGTAGTTCGGCCGCGGGCTGGCTTTGCGGGGCCTCATGCCGGGCCAGCGTGATGAGCACCGACCGCAGGCAGTCGGCCTCGTGGGCATGGCCCGCCGCTTCCTCCCGCTGGAGCACCTGGCGCACCACGGCGGTTTGTTCGCGTACCGTTTTCATTTGGCCAGCCGCTTCGTTTCATGCTTATACATCGCCTCCACCTGGCTCACCACTTTGGGTAGCTCCGAGCGGTAGAGGAAGTTGAGCCGCACCCGGCGCGGGTTGTTGCTCCCGATGTTCACAATGAAGTTATCGATGCGTGCCCAGTCGGCCTTGCCGTGGTCATCCACGTAGCCCAGCAGGCAGAGGTAGTGAATAACTTTGCCCCGCATCGGCTTGCACTTCTGGTTGTGCTCATCCTGCAGGTAGCAAATCAGGCAGCCGGCCTCGTGCTCCGTCAGATCGGTGGAGCTGGTGGAGCGCTCATCGGTGAAGCTGCTCACCAGGGTTTCCTTCATGTGCTCCAGCTCGCATTGCGTCAGCAACAGGTGGAGCAGCTTGTTTTGGTTGGGGTTGATGGGTTTCATAAGTGGGGGGATTAACTAGGTCCGTTTCCTTTGGCGAAAGCACCAACTGGCAGCTCCCAATCCGACAAAATGATGGGCTCGTACCAGGTTTCACTGAGGGCTGCTGCTACATCAGATGCCTTCACGGGGAAGGGCTTGCCTTGGTCTGCCAGCGTATCGAGGGTGGTAGCACGCTTGATGGTGCGCCCAAAGTCTGTTTCGTGGGTTGTCATCTGCCCGAACTGCTGGGCATTGATGCGGCGAAGCGTAGCAAACTCATCGGCTCCGTTGAAAATGCAGCCTGCACAAGAGCAGCGGGACCACCCCAGCCGGTATGCAGGGTGAGGGTTGACACTGTACTTGCGCATCAGGTCCCATACCTGCACCTCGCTCCACTGATGTATCGGCATCCAGCGGTCCATGTGCCGCGCTAACCGTGGGCTGTTCCTAGCGTCGGTGGCATCTGGGGCAAAAGCTGTATACCGGGCACGATTTGGGCTTTCCTCTGCACGTTCGCCACTCACCAGCAGCGTTCGAGCTTGTTCAAAGCGGGCTTGATTACGAAGCGCCGCTTGAGCTACATGAATCTTAGTGTAGGAACTACACCAACGCACCGACAAATCGGCTGACACCTGGGGAAATAGGCGTCGGGTTGATTCCTTACCACCCGTGCCGCCGACAGTGCTTATCTCAGTACCCGCTGAGGTGGGAACCTCGAAGCTGATAGGAGCCGTGCGGCTGTTGTGCCGCAACATCTCCCGCTCAAACCCGCCGTGCTTCCAACTGAAGTAGATGTGCATACCAAAGGCTTCCGCAAAAGCCCGGCAGTAATCGTTGGTGCAAGGCCAATCCATGAGGGTAGAACCCTCACGGCCGTCCACAATGTGATGCCACAACTCAATCTTATGGGCTGGCACACCACGTTCCAATAGCTCCAGAGCACTGGCCACACTGTCTTTTCCTCCACTGAAAAAGACCACATACCGGTCGTAGCTCAGCACATCATCCGGCTCACTGGGGCCGGTGGGTAGCGCAGCCACTACAGGCAGCTCGTAGCCTTCCGCGAAGGTGAATGTGAGTTGATCGTATCCCATTGAGGTAGGTAAATAGCGCCCGGCGTGGACTCGAACCACGTCTGTATGCCGTCCGGGCTGAGGTACTAAAGCCAGAAAATCCAGCCGGCCACGCCGGCCAGCACCGCCGCCAGCTTCACCGCCGCTGCCAGCTTGCCGGCATTCAGCTGGTGTTTCAGGCCCAGCTTGTTCAGCAGCTCATCGGTGAGGGCCGTGGTGCCGGCGTACCACCAGCGCTGCCCGAAGCGCAGATTGAAGCTGATATCGAAGCACAGCGTGATGAGCGCCCCGCACAGCAGCAGCAGCACCCAGAACGCCCGCTGGCTTCCCAGCGCCAGGCTCACCGAAGAGGCCAGCACGCCCGCCATCACCAGGCGCTGCTGCGCCCCCAGCCGGTGCCAGCGCCGGTTGCGGCTCCGGTCCAGCTCCCCCGCTACCGTCGCGGGGCTTAGCTCCCGGAAGCGCCGGGCCGTCAGCTCATCCCGGTGGGCGAAGAGGTCGGCGGCCCCGATGGATACCAGCGCCGCCGCCCACAGCACTATCGAACTATGCACGACGCACCGCCCGAACCAGCCACACAATGAACCACACCACCGTGGCCAGCACAATGGGCAGGCTCACATCGTGCGAGAGGCCAATGGTATAATACACCACCGTCATTGCCAGCCAGATGATGAGAATGAGGACCGGCACGGCCGGCAGATTGCCAAAGAAGGCGGTGCCCTGGGGCTTCTTATTTGCGTTTTCCATGAGTGTGTGAAGGGTAAGTAAAAGGTGAAAAGCTTATTCCGTACAGGCCACCAGGGCCGGCCGGGGGGCCGGGGGTTCGGCTTCGCGGGGGTGGTGGGCGTGCAGCCGGAGCAGCACCGCCAGGGCCAGGAGTTTGAGCATAGCAGAAGGGTTAGGGTGAAAAGAAATAGCGCCCGGCGTGGACTCGAACCACGCTGTATGCCATCCGGGCTGGGGAACTAAGAGCGCAGCACCCGGCCGCTGGAGCCTCTTAGCTGTTCCTTCGCGGCCTGGATTTCGGCATCCAGCCTTGCCTTGCGGTAGTCGTAATTCTGGATGGCGGCCAGAGCAACCGCCGCCACCTCTACCATTTCCTTCCGATATTTTTCGCTGAACTCACCCCCTTGAAAATAGACCTCACAGACCTCGTGGGATACTTCACCCACTTCTTCGTCCAGGATAATCTTCCACTCGAAAGGGGGGCGATTTTGCCAGCCAAACTTTTCTATCTGCCGTACCCGCTCAAGCCATACATCGTGCATCACGGCACGGTGAGCAAGTTCCATCCCCGTTTCTGTCAGCGGGGTTACATCGAAGATGCTGGCCATCGGTCTACTTCTTAGCTGTGACGATGAAATTATCGGGCTGCTTAATGCTGATACCCAGCTTTTCCAGCCCCTTGCACAGGGCCGGCACCAGGCCCCAGGCTTTCACCACCGCCCCGGAGTCCACCTTCTCGATGATGGCGGCGGGCAGCTCGGCCCGCACCAGCTTCAGGTACTTGGCCTGAATGTCCTTCGGAGCGGTTTCCGGGTCCGGGAAAGCCACCGACTTCACCCCGGCTTTGAAGCCGAACACGCCGGCCTCCACGCTCAGCATCTTGTGGCCCCCGAACTCGTTGGGGTGCTTCTCGCTCCACGCCTGGAGCTTCTCTTTGAGGTCGGCCATCTCATCCAGCTTGGGCGCGGCGGCCTTCTTGGCTTCCTCCAGAATGTCGGCTGATGCCTTGCTCAGGGCCGCGTAGCGCGTCATCAGGGCTTCGGCCTCAGCGCGGGGCGTTTTGGCCACCTTCGTAGGCCGGGTTGCGGGGGTTGTGGTTGCGTTTTTCATCAGTTAAACAGGTCTTTAAGGGTTGAAAAAGTGAGTTGTTGTCTGCGTTTTTCGGCCTCGAAAGCGGCCATTATCACATCGTTTGGGTAAGCGGCACCGCCCGCGTAAGCCAGGTGCCGACACAGCTCGAAGTACAGCGCCTGCATCGGCCGGCCCTGCTGCTGCCATTCCAGCACCGCCAGCGGGTTCAGGCCGGCCAGCATGTTTCGGTCGCGGTTGGCCCATCGCTGCCGCCACCACGCCCAGAATTCCGGCAGCATCGCCAGCAGCTGGGCCTCTTCCGGACCGGCCAGCCACCCGCCCCGGCACAGCGCTTTCAGGTAGTCGCTGGCCAGGTCCACCTGCACTTCCATCACCTGGGCCAGCGTCAGGTGCAGCCGCTCGCACACCTCCAGCGTGAGCAGCTCTATTTCCAGGCGTGTGTTCATCAGCTTAGCAGTTGGTGGAGTTCTCCAAATAGAATTTGCAGGATCGGGCGGGTTTCCAGCAGTGGTTCCGACCAGAGGATGGAAAGCACCCCGAGGGCTTCGCTTTTCGACAGCACGAAGGTGTTTTCCTTGTCTGCCAGCGTCATCAGCAGGTAGCGGCGGGTAAGCATTTCCTGCGCTAGCGCCCTAAGCCAGGCAGATACCGCGTCTGCGAACTCATCCAGACCATCCAGCATATCGTCCGCTACTTCTTCCAGCAAGGCTTTTAGTGCCAGGTGCTCATCAGGTCGGAGGATAAAGCGGATGCGGCCGTGGTCGAGCCGCTTCACCATGTAATTTTTTAGCAGCTGGGTCTTAGCCATTTTCTACCAGCGCTAACTGTTGCTGCCCCACGTCCAGCAGCTTCTGGCCCCTGGCCGCCGGTGCCCGTTCCTTCTCTTCCCACGGAATCACCTGGTAGGGCACCGTCGCCCCAAAGCGACTATCCGACCGCGCCACGCCCTTCTTCACCTGGGTTTTGATATCCACCATGTAGCGGATGCTCTTGGCCGTGTCGCCTTTCGGCTGCCCCGAGCCTTCCGACCAGCTGATGATGATGAGCGCAATGCGGGGGAAGGTTTCGGTCAGCTGCTTGTACTGGTCCTTGGTCAGGCTGATGTACTGCAGCGAGTCGATGACCACGAACCGGACGCGCTGGCGGGGCTTGGCCAGCTTATCCCACATCTCCTGATAAGAGTCCCGGTCGCCCAGCATGAAGGAGCCCGGTTTGCAGTCGGCCGTCACGTTGCACAGGCGCATCACCTTCTGAATGGAAGCCCCCTCGCCCTGCTCGATGGAGTTGTAGTACACCTTGCCATGCTGCGCCAGCTCCTTGCAGAGCTTCACTACGAAGGTCGTTTTGCCATGCCCCGACTCGCCCCAGACCAGCATCCGAAACCCAATTTCCGGATGCCCGATGTATTGCTGCCACTCTTCTGAGAGCGGCATGAGCGGATAATGCTTCTTATCCAGCTCGTGTATGCTGATAGATTTACCCATTTTGCTGAAGCTGTTCGCGTTTTTCTTGACAGATTTTGCAGTTGTGCATGCTCCGATGGTGATTGTCTCGGAGCTTGGAGCCGGGCAGCCTCGATTGCTTCACCCGCCCACACAAGGCATTGGCGTTGGCCCCGTTGAAGTAGTGGCGAACGGCAGCTTTATGCGGCCACAGCCATCCTTGCGGTGTCTGTTCCATCGCCCTAAGCCGCTTTGAGTAGGTACTGGTCGGCCTGTTGCCGACGAAGCGCGTCGAACAGCTCCCGGAAGTTGGCCGCGCCGTCATACAGCCGGTCCATTTCCTTCTTCGCCTGCACACCGAAGGCTGGCGCAATCAGCTCCACGTCGGCCCGGCTTAGCACCTCCAGCGCTACCGGAGCCGTGGCGAAGCGGCTTACCAGCTGCGGGAAGCAGCTGCGCAGGTTCATGGCCCGCAGGCGCAGCTGCTCCAGGAAGTCGTTGGCCCCCACCAGCACGATGCCCACCCGGCCTTTCACCTCATCGCAGATGTCCTTTATGGCCCCGAAGCCGCCTTCGCTGGTGCGCTTGAACAGCGCTTCCGACTCATCGATGATGAGCAGCGGGTGCGTCATGGTCAGCAGCCGGTCGGCAATGCTCTGGCAGATGCGGTGGCGCGTGCCCACCTCGCAGGCCCCCACGGCGCGGGCAATGGCCTGCATGAATTCCTTCGCGTTCATGGTGTTTTTGCACCGGATCAGGAAGGTTTCGCGTGGCTGCGTGCGGGCAAAACGCTCCACGGCGAAGGACTTGCCGGCCCCCGTCAGCCCGTCGATGATGCGCCACTCCTTCCGAACCTTGGCATCCATGCAGGCCCCGAAGATGGCCGCATAGTTGTCCGTCTCGAAGAAGTCCGCCGTCAGCCCCAGGGCCGCCTCAATCTTCAAAAAGATGGCATCCGTGACGGTAGTAGTGCGCGTGCCGCCCTGAGCCGGCACCGCGTTCCACTTGCCCGCGATGATGTGGGAGATGGTCGCGGCCGACATGCCGCAGACCGTAGCCACCTTGTTCTGGCTCATGCCAGCGTCCTTGTGGTCCTCGATGTACTTCACCAGGCCCCGTGCGATTTGCACTTTCCGATCTTCAGTCATAGGTTTGTGAGTGTTAGTGGTTTTGAATTGAGCCCGTCTTGGTCGCCACCGAGGCGGGTTTTTGTTTAGCTGAAGTCGATGCCGCTGTCTTTGTAGCTGTCGTATCGCTCCCGCGCTTTGGTCGTCTTCCGGGCCGGCGCGTCCACCACCACCGGCACCCGGTGGCCCTGGTCGCGCAGCAGCGCGTCATCGTAGTAGGCCAGCTGGGCCGCCGCCGCCGGGGCCGCCAGCACCTGCCCGAAGCGGGTGTCGAAGTCCGCCACCACCGGGCTGGTCAGCCGCGCCCCCTTCACCAGCGCCCGCAGCGCCTTCACCCCGATACCGGCCGGCACCTCCAGCTCGTAGGCCACGGCCTCGCTTTCCAGCTGCTTGCGGTCCATCTCTTCGCGCATAGCTTCGCGCTGGCGGTCCTGCCGGCCTAGCTCGGCCTGGTCGCCGTCGGTCTGTTCGGTCTTGGCCATCTGCACCCGCTGGCCTTTGCCCAGCGTGGCCAGATGCACGTCGGTGCCCGTGTCTTTGGCATCCGCGAAGCCGAACACATCCACCGAAGCCAGGTTGGTTTCGTCGTAATACACCCGCACTTTCAGGCCTTTGCCCATCTTGTGGGCATATTTGGCGTAGGTCGGGAAGGGGTATTCGTGGGTTTTGTTGCCTACCGTGATGCGCACCGCCGCGTGGCGCACGCTCGTCACGGTGTGCTGGCTCAGCAGCGTGGCCCGCGTCAGCGCATCCAGCACCGGCGCTTCCGGGTTCAGGTCGGCCAGCAGGCGCTGCCAGCGGGTTTGCCCGTTCCATTTCTCCACTTGCTCGTGGTTGTACACCGCCACCAGCTTCGACACCTGCCGAATGCCCAGCTCCAGCGACCCCTGCGAGGCCGTGCCCGCGTAGTCGGGGTTCGCCTTGCGCTGCTGGTCGATGCTCGTGATGTTGGTGCCCTTCCAGCCCTCCACGTTCTGCGCCAGCCGGTTCAGCTCCTGCCCCAGCCGCTCCACAAAGCGGGCCTTTGGGTTCGGTGCCTTGCCCCGTGGGTCGTTCGGTGCGGGCTGCGTGATGATCTGACAGGCGCGGCGGAAAATCTGCTGCGTATCCTTGGCCAGGTTCCCCGAAAACCGGTCACTTTCAATCTCAATGAAGCTGCGGCCGTCCAGCTGATTCAGGTGGTTGCGGTACATTTCCCGCACCATAAAGCCGTTTTCTACCAGCCCCACCGAGAAGCCCGTGATGGCTTCGGAGTGATAGTCGAATACGGCTACCATCGTCAGCATCACCCGCGCCCCATCCATCGTGGTGTAGAAGTCCAGGGAGAAGCCGTCGTAGCCACCCTTCGACAGCGAGTACGAAGGCCGCTCCCGCCGAACGTGGGGCAAGTACTTCTCAATGCTGGCGTGGCCGTCCCGCTCCCAGGCCGTGAACTGGCGCACGTCGTTGCGCAGCAGAAACGCCTTCATGCCCGACTCCGTGCAGATCGGCTCGCGGCCCGTGGCCGCACAGCGCTGCTTGTAGCGCCGATACACCTCCCGCAGGTCGAATTTGTTGCCGCTACCAGGGTTCATGAACAGCGTCGCGATGGTATTCGCGTGCCATTCGCTCATATCTACCTGCCCCGAAGCCAGCAGCACGCGCGTATCGGTGCCGTTTACCACCTGTTTACGGCCTATTTTGCGGGCATTATCCCGCCCATAACGGTCCGGAACCAGCGTCAGCAGTGCCCGTTCATGCGCGTTTCGCTGCCGTTCATGCTGCGAAAGGCCCGCTTCCTGGTCCTCCACCGACAGCTGAAGGGCTTTGGCGAAGGCCAGCTCCTTGGCCTGCAGCACCCGCACGTTGCTCACCCGCAGTCCATACAGCTTCTGGTCTAGCACCTGGTCGAGCACGGCGGCGCGGGCCTGGTCTTTCTTCTCGAAGCCCAGCGACTTCAGCTGTGCCCGCGTTTCCAGGTTCGCCAGCAGCCGCAGCCAGCCCGCGGCCTCCGTCAGCTGCGTGGCTTTCGCCTCCACGCTTTCGCCCGTACTGGTCAGCCCGGCGCGGGTAAAGAAGATGTTGTAATCGGTCGGGCATACCATCCGGGCGTGCAGCGCCGTGAGGGCGGAGCCGGCCACGGCCAGTTCCGCTGCCTTTAGTTCTTGCGTTTCGGCTTTGTATTGAGCCAGTAATTCCGCTTTGGAGGGAATAGCATACTCCCTAATAGTCCGGGCAGGTATAGTGTCATAGTCAATCAGACACCCTTCAATGGAGTCGAACACATGGCTCCAGCCCCGCGTACCGCGACGGTTACGGTAAAGCCCTTGGTCAATGGATGTTTCAAGAACCCCATAGTCCATCACTTCCCTGCGGCGAAGCCAAAGCTTGTTGCCTTTAGGAATCAT